ATTAGGAGAAATTAACAATGGCATCAACATTTTCACCTCTTGGAATAGAATTAATGGCTACAGGCGAAAACGCCGGTACATGGGGAACAAAAACTAATACAAATTGGTCAATCATTGAACAATACACAGGTGGTTACTCTGCTAAATCAATTGCAGGTGGAGTGCAAACTACAGCTTTAACAATTGTTGATGGTAATACAACTGGAACAGGTCAATTTAGAATGATCGAGTTTACGGGTACAATTACAGGAAACCAAATTGTTACAATTCCAAATGATGTAGAAACTTTTTACATGTTAAGAAATTCAACATCTGGAGCAAATACAGTTCAGTTTAAATATGCAACTGGTTCAGGATCATCTGTTACATTTGGAACTACAGACAAAGGTGACAAATTAGTTTTTGCAACAGCAAATGATGGAACTAATCCAGATATTAAAGATTTATCTATAGGTACAACTTCACCAGCTGGAACAACTGGTCAAGTTCAAATTAATAGTTCAGGCTCTTTTGGCGCAGTTGCTGAAGGAACTAGTGGTTTTGTATTAACATCAAATGGCTCAGGAGCAGCCCCAACTATGCAAGCCCCTGCAGTTTCTGTAGGAAAAGCTATTGCAATGGCAATCGTATTCGGTTAAAAGGAAGAAGGAGATTAAAAAATGGCAAACCCAAATATAGTAAATGTAACATCAATTTTAGGTGGAAACCTTGGTTTCAATTTATCTAACACTTTAACTGCAACTCTATTAACAGTTGATGCAGAAAAATTATTAAAAATTAATAGAATTACAGTTGCAAACGTTGACGGAACAAATGCAGCGGATGTAGATTTATTTATAGATGGTTTAACAACTGCTGGAGCAACAGGTATTACTCCAACAGGTGCCGACACAACAGTTTATTTAGCAAAAACAGTTTCAGTACCAGCTGACGCAACATTAGTTCTTTCGGACACGCCTATTTATTTAATGGAAGGCGACGTACTAAAAGGTGGAGCTAGTGCTTCAGGTGACCTAGACTTATTTATTTCATATGAAGTATTAGACGACGCTTAGGAGGTTTAAATTATGGCGCAAAACGGCGGAATAATTGGACCAGTACAAACAGTAACTCCAGCTTCACCAGAGAAAAAAACAATCTTTAAATGTTCGGGTACATTTACATCACAACCTGGAACTACCACAGCTAAAGTTTTAGTTGTTGGTGGTGGAGGTGCAGGTGGAAAAACTGGCGGTGGAAACGGCGGTGGTGGTGGAGGCGGTGGCCTTTTATTTGGTTGTAAAACTCTTTCAGGAGGAACAGCTTATGCTGTAACTGTCGGAGCTAAAGGAGAATATACAGGACCAGGAAATACTACAGCTGGTGGAAATTCAGTTTTTGATGTTTGCGGAGCAAGTCCAGGTGGGGCAGCTACTGCAAATGGTGGTGGTCTTGGTGGTAACAATGATAGAAATCAATGTGGTGGTGCTGGAGGATCCGGTGGTGGCGGAGGTGGTGTTGGTAATATGGCAGCAGGTTCTGCTAATCAATCTCCATCAGGAGGTTTAACAGGTTTTGGAAATGCTGGTGGACCAGGAACACCCGGAAGCACAGATGGAGCTGGTGGTGGTGGCGGTGCTGGTGGAACAGGTACTGCAGAAACAGGACCATGTCATGGTGGCGATGGTGGAGTTGCTAAAAGTGCATATCCGGTAGTTGGAACAGAATTTGGAGAAGCAGGATTTTTTTCTGGTGGTGGTGCTGGTGGTGGTGCTGTTGCTGGTGCAGGTGGTTATGGCGGAGCAGGTGATTCTTCAACTCCATGTGTAACTTATCCTTCAGATGGTAATTCAGGAAAATGTGGAACTGGTGGTGGCGGCGGTGCAAACGTAGCTGGTGGTGGTGGAAACCCTGGTGGTAAAGGTGTTGTCATTATAAAAGAACCAGGACAATTAGCTTCAGCTCCAGGAGTTTGGTCAATGTCTGAAGTTTATTGTAAAGTAAAATCAAATGATTGGGTAAGCTCTGGTGGTGTTGGTGGACCTTTAGATTTCTTTTTAGTAGCTGGTGGTGGATCAGGCGGTGATGGTGGAACTGGTGAAGGCGGTGGTGGCGGTGGAGCTGGTGGTGTCGTTAAGTCTTATGATAATTTATGTTTTACAAAAGTTGATGCAACTCCAGGAACTTACTGCGTAACAGTTGGAGCTGGTGGAGTACCAGCAGCATCAGGACCTAGTGGTGGAAACACTGTTGGTGGTTCTGGTGGAAATACAATATTTGCATATACATGCACTCACACTGCTTTTGGTGGTGGAGGTGGAGCTTCAGGAGGTGCAAGTGCACCTAAAGCTGCAACAGGTGGTTCTGGTGGTGGAGGAAACGGACGATGTGGTCCAGGAACTCCAGGTAACTCAACAGGTCAAGCTGGTAATACACCTGCAATTGCAGGTCCTGCTGGAGGACCTCAAGGAAACACTGGTGGTAATGGAAATCCTAGTTTTGGAAACGCTGGCGGTGGAGGTGGTGGTGCTGGAACTGTTGGATTTAATGCAATTAATTCTCCACAAAATAATGGTGGTGAAGGTGGTATAGGAGTAATTTCAGGAATAAGTGGTGGTGGAAGATTTTATGCTGGTGGTGGAGGAGGAAGTGTTCAAACAACACCTCAAGTAAGTAGTGCATTAGGTGGAGTAGGTGGTGGCGGTCAAGGTCAAAAAGGTGGATCAAGATGTCTTGCAAATGCCGAAGAAAATACTGGTGGTGGAGGTGGAGGAAATGCCTCTGGTCCAGGATCAGGAGTTTGTGGTTGTGGTGGTAAAGGTGGTAAAGGAGTAGCTTTCTTTAGAAGCCCGGTAGGTTTAACTGCAGCACCAGGATGTAATAGTTCTTTTTATGATGGTGAACAGTGGGTTGCTAAATTTAAAACTACTGGAACTCTTACAGTTGGATCAAGATCTGTACCTTCTCATTCATTTGATTATTTAGTTGTTGGTGGTGGAGGTGGTGGTAATACTAACCAAGGAGCTGGTGGAGGTGCTGGTGGTTATCAAACATCTTTCCCAGGTGGTAAAAAATTATATTTAAATCCAGGAGCAAATACAATTACTATTGGATCTGGTGGAGCAGGAGGACCTTATCCAGGTTATGCTTCTAGTGGTACACCTTCTTCTGTAGGATTTATTGAATCTATTGGAGGTGGAGCTGGTGGTGGTAATCCAGGTCCTCATTTAGGAAGAGGTCAAACTGGTGGTTCTGGTGGTGGCGGTGGATCAGTTACTGCTCAAAGATATGGTAGAGGTTTAGTTGGTTTTGATCAAATTCAAGGAAACCCTGGTGGAACAGGAAATACTGGCCCAGGTTATGGAGCCGGCGGTGGTGGTGGAGCAAATGCTAGAGGTGGATCTGTACCTTCTAATGGTGCAGCTGGTGGAGCTGGTGGAGCTGGAAAAACAAATTGTATAACAGGATCACCTGTTGCATATGCTGGTGGTGGTGGCGGTGGAGCTGCAGGTCCGGCACCTGCTGCAGGAGCTGGTGGTTCTGGTGGTGGCGGAGCTGGTGGTAAAGCTTCAGCTAATGGAACTGCTGGAACTGTAAATACTGGTGGTGGAGGCGGAGGATCAATGTGTGGTCCTGCTGGAGTTGCTGGTGGATCAGGAATTGTTATTTTAAGAGCACCTGGACCGGCTGGCCCAAGCTATACTGCAGCCCCAGGAACTAACACTAAAACAACATTACCTGCGCCTGCTGGAGGATGTACAGTATTAACATTTACAGTTAATGGTACATTGACAATAAGTTAAAATTAAATTAATATATAATTTTTAAGGAGTAAAAATATGGCACATTTTGCAGAATTAAACGGATCTAATCAAGTAGTCAGAGTAGTAGTTGTTGGAAATGATATTACAACAGCAGCTGGACCTTTAGGAAATAACGATATGCATGTTGATGGAGAAACATGGTGTAGTAATTTTTTTAAAGGTGGTACTTGGAAACAAACTTCTTATAATAACAAATTCAGAAAACAATATGCAGGTGTTGGTTTTACATACGACGCTGCAAAAGATAAATTTATTTGTCCTCAACCTTATACTTCATGGTCTTTAGATGAAAATGATGATTGGCAACCGCCAATTGCAAGACCTTCAAATGAGGGTGATGATTCAGAACATCTTAAAAGAGCAGAATGGGATGAACCAAATCAACAATGGATTGCACACACTCATTGGAATAAAGATACAAATCAACATGACCAAAATTGGGTCTGGGATACGTCAACATCAGCTTGGGTATCCGCATAAGGAGAACTAAGTTATGGCCAAAGGACTTAATGGCGGTATAATCGGAAAAAAGAACTCAGCATCCTTTGGGAAATGCACAGTTACATCTACTACAGCTACAGGAAATTTTTGTTCTGGTGCAGGAACTATTGCAAATGTTGTAGTTATTGCTGGTGGTGGTGGCGGAGGTCACGATAACGGAGGAGCTGGTGGTGCTGGTGGATTGCTAGCTATGACTTGCGTACCTATGTCAGCAAACACAGCATATCCTGCTGTTATTGGAGCTGGTGGTGCTGGTGGAACATCAGGATGTAATTCAGTTAATGGAACAAATACAGTTTTTACAGTTGGAGGTAATACTTTTACTGCTATCGGTGGCGGTGGTGGTGGAGGTGCTTCAAGTCCAGCGCCAGGTGGTGGTGGTTCGGGTAGCCCAGGAGGTTCAGGTGGTGGTGGAAAAAGACACGGTAGTCCCGAAAGTCCAGTTATATCTACTGGTACAGGAACTCAAACATCACATCCAAATTTTCCAGGTTCAGGTTTTGGAAATCCTGGTGGACCGGTAGCGGCGGAACCACAACCTTCTGCAGGTGGTGGAGGTGCGGGAAGTGCTGGTGGAACAAATACTGCTGGTGCAGGAAAAGATGTTAGTCCGTTTGTAGGAACTTTAAGTGTTCCAGGTTGTTATACAGGTCCAGGTAATTTTAGAGCTGGTGGTGGCGGTGGTAGTAATTCTGGTGCTGGTGGTTCTGGTGGTGGAGGAGCAGGAGTAGGTGGAACAGGTTGTAATGGTCAAGCAGGTTTAACAAATTCAGGTGGTGGCGGAGGCGGAGCTGGTGGATCTCCACCAAATAGATGTGGTGGAGCAGGTGGATCAGGTGTTGTTATTGTAAAATCATTAACAAAAGCAAGTGGTGTGTGGTCAATGCAAAGTCAATTTGCTGCACAAAGTCAAGGAACATGGCCAAGACTTCTTCAAAGTTTTCCAGGTATAGAATATTTAGTAGTTGCTGGTGGTGCAGCAGGAGGTGCTAATGCAGCAGGAGGTGGTGGTGCTGGAGGTTTATTAACTAATTTTGGTGGATGTGCAGTTGCCATACAAGAAGGTGTTCATACAATAACTGTAGGTGCCGGTGGTGCTTCAGTACCAAATGGTGTAACTGGAACTAATGGTGAGAATTCAGTATTTGGAACTATAGTAACTGCTACTGGTGGTGGTGGCGGTGGACATTTTAATGCAGTTGGACAGCCTGGTGGATCTGGTGGTGGCGGTGGTTATCAACAACCAGGTGGATCTGGTACATGTGGTCAAGGTAATCCAGGTGCTACAGCAGGTGGTGGAAGCGGACCAGGTGGTGGTGGCGGTGGAGCTGGTGCAGCCGGCTCTGGTATAAATGGTGGAAATGGTTTAGCAAATTCTATTTTAGGACCTTCTACAACTTACGCTGGTGGCGGAGGTGGTAGTGCTGAAAGTGGCGGTGGTGGAAACGGAGGCTCCGGAGGTGGTGGTGCTGGAGGTTGTCAAGGTCCTTCAGGTAGTGGCGGTGTTGGAAATGGTGGTGTTAATCTAGGTGGTGGTGGAGGTGGATCAAGAGATCCAGGTAACACAAGTTCTGGTGCTGGTGGAAGTGGAATAGTTATAGTTAGAGGTCCAAGTGCTAGAACATTCGCAGTAACTCCAGGAACAAATTCAACATCAACAGCACCTGGTGGAGATAAATTAGCTACGTTTACAGTTTCAGGAACATTGACAGTTTCATAAGAAATGCTATATTAAGTTCATAAAGATATATGAACCTTACAAATCAATATTACTATTTTACATCAGCAATTCCTGAAAGAATTTGTGATGATATTGTTCGTTATGGCAAACAGCTTCAAGATCAAATGGCAGTTACTGGTGGTTATAGTAATGGTAAAAAATTAAATAAACAACAAATTAAAGATTTAAAAAAGAAAAGAGATTCTAATATTGTTTGGATGAATGATAGGTGGATTTACAAAGAAATACAACCTTATATACATCAAGCAAATGCTAGTGCAGGTTGGAATTTTCAATGGGATTTTTCTGAGTCTTGTCAATTTACTAAATATAATAAAGGGCAATATTATGATTGGCATTGTGATGGTTGGGATCAACCTTATAATTCACCTAATACTCCACAACACGGTAAGATAAGAAAGCTGTCTGTGACCGTTTCATTATCAGATCCAAAAGAATATAAAGGTGGTGAATTAGAATTTGATTTTAGAAATATGGACCCTGATAAAAAAAGAAATGTTAGAAAATGCACAGAAATATTACCTAAAGGGTCTTTAGTTGTATTTCCAGCGCATGTATGGCATAGAGTATGTCCAGTTAAAAAAGGGTCAAGACATAGTTTAGTAATATGGAACTTAGGATGGCCCTATAAATAAAGGAGAAATATGAAAAAGAAAAAAGCTAAAAAACAAAAGACAAACAAAAAATTAGAAGAAATGTCATGTGGTAGTGCAGACGGATATCCTCAAAAATTACAAATAGAAGAATTTTTTAAATGTCCTATATGGTATGCAGATCAACCTAAATTTGTAGATAGCTTAAATAAGGCATCAGAAAAATATATTGAAGAGTCAAAAAAAAGTTTGAAACCATCTATTGATGAACGTAATAAAAAACTTGGTGACAAAGGTGATATGGGTCATGTATTTCATTCAACAACATTAATAGGTGATCCAAATTTTAAACAATTACAAGATTACATAGGTGCAACAGCACACAACTTATTAGGTGAAATGGGGTTTGATTTATCTCAGTATCAAGTATTTACGACAGAGATGTGGGTACAAGAGTTCGCTAAAAAAGGGGGTGGACATCATACTTTACACACTCATTGGAATGGTCACATATCTGGTTTTTATTTTTTAAAAGCAGATGAGTCTACATCTATGCCACTATTCGAAGATCCAAGACCAGGCAATATTATGAATCTTTTACCAGAAAAAGATAGGACAAAAGTAACTTATGCATCATCTCAAATTAATTACAAAGTTACACCAGGCAGAATGATATTTTTTCCATCATACTTACCTCATCAATATTCTGTAGATATGGGATATAGCCCATTTAGATTTATACATTGGAACTGCCAAGCAATACCAAAAGGAGTATTAAATGTCGTTTAAAAAAAATAAATATAGTGTTTTAAA